TGTTTAGTGCAGGCTGTGGTTATTCATCGATTATTGCGAAGGCGATGGCAGATAAAACGAAACTATATATAGTTGAACCATATGCAATAAGTCCAAATACAGTTATATCTATTAGGAATGCTGTATCACAAGGAGTTCCTGCTGCTAACGTATTAACCGGTGATACAAAAGGACGAGGAAACGGCACAATCGAAGGATCGACTCAAACTCCAAATGTAAAAGGTCCTGGTTTGTCATCACATTGGAATGCTCTAAAATTCGTTGGAACATTAATATAAATTTAGTATAATAAAATAAAAAAGTTATGAGTAAGTTATCAATTGGACCAAATGATATGCACCCAATTATGTGTGCCGAATGTGATGGTCAATACTTCAGACAAGTTGTCGCAATAAATAAAGTTTCTAAATTCTTAACTGGTAGTGATAAAGACACCATGGTACCTGTTCCAACATTTCGTTGTGATGATTGTGGTGCTATACCAGAAGATTTCAAACCAGTTAAAGCTGGCGAGTAATGTCAATACAATATGTAAAACAACCTGTAGTAGTAGTATTTAAATCGTCAAATCGAAGTAATGCTACTACTAAAATGAAGGTTATACGTAATAAAAATATTGACCAAGTTAACGAAGAGAAGATTTCAGGTATTTCTGATAAAGCAGTAGTAATTGAATTAGGAGTTGGTGAGTATTTCATCGATCAGTGGAAACGTAAATATAATTTATAATGGCAAAGGTTAAAGCAGTTAAAGAAGAAGTTACAATTAAAAGTGCTGGAATATTTGATTTTGTAGATAGTGTTACTAGTAAAAAGAAACGGTGGGAAGAGTGGTCTGAGTCAGATCAAAAGAAATTTAGCCCATTCATTGTAAATAGATTCCTAAGTATGCGTGTGGAGCTAATAGACTTAGTTAATATGCTACAAAAATATACAATAGGTACTTTGACTCCAAAAGAAACATACCGCATATATCACGAGCTATTGCCCCAAAATAAAGCATTTGCAAAATATATCAAAGGATCTAAAGATGATATATACAATCAGAAATTAATAGATCAGATAGCCGAGCATTATACAATATCTAAATCAGAAGCAACTGAATATTTAGATCTATTAAATATAGAACAAGTTACTAAAATTGTATCATTATATGGTTATACTGATGCTGAGATAAAAACATTGATAAAAGGAGTAAAAAAATGATTTACGCGCACATAAATAGTAGTAATAACACAACAGAATTATCAGATATCAATACACAAAGTCATTATAAAGGATCATCAACTATATATCAAGTAGCAGAAGATTTCGATTTAAATTCATATGAGTTTGATATAATTAAACGTATATTGCGATGTCGTCACAAAGGATCTTGGTTACAAGATTTACAAAAAACCAAAGATACTATTGATCTTTATATAAAAGAACAGCAAGATAAATTTGGAAAGTAGAATCAATTTTCATATAATAAAGAAAAATAAAAATTATGAATTGGAAAGAGATTTTCAAAATTGAGCAAAATGCAACATTGACTCTAGCAACCGTAGTAGTATATTTGTCGGTAGCGACCATGGTAGGCGAATATATTATTTCTAGAGAAACACCTATGCCATTACAATTAATTGTATTATTCTTAATGGCATTGTATACGATTTGGCAAATACGGTACATTGTCAGATATTTAATTAAATTATTTAACGTTTAACAAAAAAACAAAAAACAGTTATGATTTCAACAATTTTATTGTTAGCAACATTGGGTGCAACGGCTTACTATTTCTTTTCTACAAAAGACCAAGCGTATGAAAAAATAGATCCTACCGGTAAATGGGATACTGCAACTGAGAAGTTTAGACCTATCTGGCTAATTAAAGGTATTTCATTATTTATAATTGGAATAATTCTAACAAGTATTCAGCCATTTGCTGTTGAACGGGTCGACGCCGGCCATGTTGGTATCAAAGTTAAGCTAACCGGTAATAGTCGTGGAGTTAGTAAATATGAATACAAAACAGGATGGGTTCTTTATAATACCTGGACTGAGAGCATGTACGAGTTCCCAACTTATCAGCAACATATTGAATTCGACCAACAACAAGTAATTACTAAAGGTGGTTTCCCGGCTGATATTAAACCAAGCTTCAACTATTCATTAAAATCAAATGCAGTTGGTGATATGTTCCAAAACTTGAGATTACCTATCAAAGATGTAGAACAAGGCTGGCTAAAGACAGCAATTGTAGGTGCAGTAAATGATGTAGCAAATACATGGGAGGTTGATAGTATATTTGGTCACCGTCAAGGATTTGAAGCTGCGATTGTTGCAGAATGTAACCTGAGACTATCAAAATGGTTTTCAGTATCACAGATGCGTTCCAATATCATCCCACCAGAAGCATTACAAGAAGCGATCGTAGCAAAAACACGCTCAGTGCAACAGGCAGAAGCTTCTATCCAGCAAGCATTAGCTGCTAAGGCAGATGGGGAACGTAAAATTGCAGTAGCAAGAGCAGATTCTGCAGAAACAGTAATTAATGCATCAGCAAAAGCAAGAGCAATGGATTTAACTCAACAAAAATTGACTCCGTTGTTTGTTGAATACAAGAAAATTGAGAAATGGGATGGCGCGTTACCTACTACTATGGCAGGTGGTGCCGGAACATTCTTAAATATAAAATAATAAGATACGGATTAGGACCGTATATGGTTACGCCATATAGATCAATTATAAGTGTCGCTACCTGTAATTGATCGCCTAAAAATAATCCTCTCCTTAACCGGGGAGGATTTTCTACATTAAATTTGGATAGTATTTAAATATTTTATATAATATTAATATGAAAAACGGACAATATATAACACCTATTTATAAATTGGCATTACGAGACCCAGAGACGGTTGCTCGTAGAATATCTTATTCACAATGGTCAACATATGAAATGTGTCCACATAAATGGAAACTAGCATATATCGATAAGTTGGTTCCTTTTAATGATAGTATAGATACAGTGTTTGGTACAGCTTTTCATGAAACATTACAATACTTTTTGCAATTAATGTATACTCATTCAGTAACAGTAGCTGATCAGATAAATCTTACAGAGTTACTAATTACCAATTTACGAAATGAATATAAACGAGCAGTTGAATCTAATAACGGAGAACACTTTTCTAATCCATTGCAGTTAGCCGAATATATTGAAGATGGTGAGCAGATCTTAAATTGGTTCAAGAAGAATAGAAGAAAATATTTTTCTACAAAGGATTATGAATTAGTTGGAATTGAAATTGATTTATGTACTCAAGCATCTGAAAAGAATGCTTCGGTATTTTGGTATGGATTTATAGATTTAGTGATTCGTCATGTTCCTACTAATACTATTAGAATAATTGATATTAAAACTAGTAGAAATGGGTGGAATAAATATCAAAAAGCAGATAATTTAAAATCAGCTCAATTAGTTGCATATAAGAATTACTTTTCTCAACAATTTGGTGTATCTAAAGATAATATCGAAATTGAATTTTTTATTGTTAAAAGAAAGATATCAGAAGATTCAATGTTTCCACAAAAACGTATTCAGCAACACATTCCGGCATCGGGTACAGTTACACAGAAAAAAGTACAACGACTGATTGATGAATTTGTGTCACATTGTTTTGATGAAGCTGGTGAAAAGAGAACGGATAGTAAATATGTTGCAGTAGCAGGTAAAGGTGCAAAGAATTGTAAATATTGTCCATTTAAAGAAGATTATGTACAATGTCCAAAAGAAAATAGGATTAAAGAATAATTTTTTATATTATGAATGTAGCAGTAATAGGTAATACGGATTGGCAAAGTAAACGAAAAGTAATTGATACCTTACAAGGATTAAAACAGCGATTCGGTACCGAATTAACAGTTATCGGTGCTGGAGGTCAAGGAGAGGGTGCAAATTTTATGGTTAAAAAATATGCATTAGAGTTTGGAATGAATTATAAAGAATTTAATCCATCCTTTTCCGGATATAACTTATACTCAGCAATGCCCGAATCATATTATGGAAAGAATTATCATTTTAGCCAATTACATCATAGGATGAAATTAATAGCTGAACGTTGTGAATATATGATTATAATGACAAATTCAGAAACAATGGATCCAGTATTGAAAACGGCATATAATGGTGTCAAAAAATTGAATAAACCGGTGGTTATCTTAGGTTAGTCAATATTTATATTAAATAAGTTATAAACAAAAAACAAAGGTTACGTATGAGTAAAAAGAAGATTTTACTATTAGCAGATGATTTCAGATTACCTTCTGGGATAGGAACGGTTAGTAAAGAAATTATCTTTAATACAGTTAAAGAGTATGATTGGGTACAATTAGGAGCAGCACTACAACACCCAGAAGCTGGTAAAGGATTAGATTTATCTGATCAAGTAGCAAAAGAAACCGGTATAGAAGATGCAGTTGTTAAAATTATTCCGTGGAATGGTTATGGTGATAGAAATATTCTATTTACATTACTTAATTTAGAAAAACCAGATGCAATCTTCCATTTTACAGATCCTAGATATTGGACATGGTTATATGCTTTGGAACACGAAATAAAAACTACATATAACATTCCGATCGTATATTATTCAATATGGGATGATTTGCCGTATCCTCAATGGAACGCACCATTTTATGCTAGTTGTGATATGATTATGGGTATCAGTAAGCAATCTGATAA